AACTCACACAGTGGCCTACCCCATATGCCTGGAACTACATGAGGTCACGTCTACGTTCCACAAAAGCTTCAGGGTTACCTCTCTTTATGAGAGCAACATCCAACCCAGGTGGTCCAGGGCATCAGTGGGTAAAGAAACACTTTATTGATCCTAGTATTCCAGACAAACCATTCTGGGCTACAGACGAAAATGGTGAAACCATCTGCTGGCCTAAGGGTCACAGTCGAGAGGGTGAGCCTCTATTTAAACGTAAGTTTATTCCTGCTACTCTCTTTGACAACCCTTATCTATCTGAGGATGGAATGTATGAAGCCAACCTTCTATCTCTGCCTGAACATCAGCGAAGACAGTTGCTTGAAGGTGACTGGGACATTAACGAAGGAGCAGCTTTCCCAGAGTTTAGCAGACGCATACACGTTATTGAACCATTCGATATTCCAAGCAACTGGGTACGTTTCAGAGCTTGTGACTATGGGTATGGGTCTTATACTGGTGTAGTCTGGTTTGCAGTTGCTCCAGGATCTGAACAGCTAATAGTGTACAGAGAGCTATATGTATCTAAGGTAATTGCTACTGATTTGGCTGACATGATCCTGGACATTGAACAAGAGGAGAAGATCAGGTATGGAGTTCTTGACTCTTCTCTTTGGCATAATCGTGGCGATACTGGCCCTAGCCTTGCTGAACAGATGATTGTTAAAGGCTGTAGATGGAGACCTGCAGACAGATCAAAAGGATCTCGTGTAGCAGGTAAGAACGAAATACACAGACGTTTACAGGTAGATGAGTTTACAGAGGAACCAAGGCTTGTTATATTTTCTAATTGCACTAGTCTTATATCTCAGCTTCCCTCTATTCCTCTAGATAAAAGAAATCCTGAGGACGTAGATACAAACTCTGAAGATCACCTATACGATGCCCTCAGATATGGCGTTATGACTAGACCAAGAAGCAGTGTGTTCGACTTTGATCCTGCTTCTCAAAGAACTGGCTTTCAAGCTTCAGATCCTACTTTTGGATATTAAGGAATACCTATGGAAGAAGATGACATTTTTGAATCAGACGAATTGTCCATTGATGAAGCAACTTCATCTTACGCAGAGGACGTAGAAGACTCTGAAGTGTTTACTGACCCTACTGTAGGCAGAGTTGTTTCTTTTGTTGAAGAACGTTATAATAGAGCAGAAAAGGCTAGATACTCTGACGAACAAAGGTGGATTAAGGCTTACCAGAACTATAGAGGTATCTATGGTCCTGACGTTCAATTCACTACAACAGAGAAGTCTCGTGTCTTTGTTAAAGTCACTAAGACTAAAGTACTTGCTGCTTATGGTCAGATCGTAGATGTTCTGTTTGGTTCTCACAAGTTTCCTATCAGTATCAATCCTACCAGACTTCCTGATGGGGTTGCAGAGGCTGTACACTTTGAAGCTAACCCACAGCTAAAACAAGCAGCAGGGCAAGCACCTGAGATGTCACCAGAGGACACAAAGCTAAGACCTGGTGAAACAATTATTGATTTACGTGAACGTCTAGGTGGTCTTAAAGCTAAACTAGAACCTGTGATGGATGACCTTAAAGAAGGTCCAGGTACTACACCAACACAACCTACTTTCCATCCTGCTATGGTAGCAGCTAAGAAGATGGAAAAGAAAATACATGATCAGCTAGAAGAATCTAACGCAAGTAAGCAACTACGTAATACAGCTTTTGAGACTGCTCTCTTTGGTACAGGTATTATGAAGGGGCCATTCGCTCTAGATAAAGAGTATCCTAGTTGGGATGATGAGGGGAACTACTCCCCTATGTACAAAACTATTCCACAGACTTCATCTGTAAGCATCTGGAACTTCTACCCTGACCCAGACGCTAACAATATGGATGAAGCAGAGTACGTTCTAGAAAGACATAAGATGTCTCGTTCTCAAATGAGAGGATTAAAGAACAGACCTTTCTTCAGATCTAACGCCATTGATATTGCTATTGAGATGGGTGAGTCCTACAGCAAAGAGTGGTGGGAACAGGTTATGGAGGACGCAGACCAAGAGACTAAATCAGAAAGATTTAACGTCCTTGAGTTCTGGGGTTATGTAGATACTGAGATCCTAGAGGATCATGACGTAGACATTCCAAAAGAATTAAAAGACCAAGATCAAGTTTCAGTAAATATCTGGATCTGTAATGGTCAAGTTCTACGTCTTGTAATGAACCCATTCACTCCTGCTATCCTTCCGTACTATGCTGTCCCATACGAAGTAAATCCTTACTCATTCTTTGGGGTAGGTATAGCGGAAAATATGGATGATACACAGACCCTAATGAATGGGTTTATGCGTATGAGTGTAGATAATGCTGCACTTTCAGGTAACTTGCTTATTGAAGTAGATGAAACAAACCTAGCCCCTGGGCAAGACCTTTCTATCTACCCAGGCAAAGTCCTGAGGAGAATGGGGGGAGCACCTGGACAGGCCATCTTTGGCACCAAGTTCCCCAACGTATCAAATGAGAACATGCAGATGTTCGATAAGGCAAGGCAGCTATCAGATGAAAGTACTGGTTTTCCTTCGTTTGCTCATGGACAGACTGGAGTCAGCGGTGTTGGTAGGACTGCCTCTGGTATTTCTATGCTTATGTCTGCTGCTAATGGTTCTATTCGCACAGTAGTTAAGAACATTGATGACTACTTGCTTGGCCCACTAGCTAAAGCATTCTTTGGGTTCAATATGCAGTTTGACTTTGATCCTGAGATTAAGGGTGACCTAGAAGTTAAAGCTGAAGGTACAAACTCTCTAATGGCTAACGAAGTACGTAGCCAACGTCTAATGCAATTCTTAGGTGTCGTACAGAACCCAGCACTTGCACCATTTGCTAAAATGGATTATATTATTAGAGAGATTGCTAACTCAATGGATCTTGATCCTGATAAAGTAGCAAACGACATGAAAGATGCAGCAATACAAGCTGAGATCCTCAAGAAGTTCCAAGAAGCTAATCCACCCCCTGCACCACCTCAGGCACCACCAGGAGCAGCACCACAGGGTGCAGTACCTGCAGGAGCACAGGCACAGGACACACAAGGTTCTGGTGGAGGTCAGATAGGCACAGGCAGTGCCCCTACTCCAGGTGAACCAGGATTCTCAGCTAACACAGGGCAAGGTCAAAGATGAGCCTTAAACTACTCGTAAATAATAAAGACATCTGGTCTGCATTTCTAGAAGAGATGGACTCTAAGATTGAACGTGTTCATGTTCAGATGGAACAGGCTACAAGCCCCGATGATTTCTACAGGTTACAGGGGCATGTGACCTGTCTTCGTAGATTAAAAAGACTTAGGGACGAAGTAAATGGCTGATGTTGGTAAAAAGACTGGAAAGAAAACACAGGCAGGTCGTGATGTATACAAAACACCTGAAGGGGAGTTAGTATCTGAAAAGTCTACAACATTTAAATATAAAGGTAAGTGGGTTAATGTTCCTACAATATTTGATGGTAAATCTTATGATGAAGAAACGCTTATTCTTATGTTGGAAGCAGATATAATAAAACCCACCAGTGTTCACAACAGTTTAAAAGAAGCAACTGAGGCTGCTCGTAAACGTAGTGATTCTTTAAAGTTTAATGAGGGTGGCATGGCTGACCAAACAAGAAAGTTTTATGAGGATAATGTAGGTAACCCAGAGGCTATAGCAGAAGCGTATGGAGTAGATCTTGTTGACCCTGATGAAACTTTAGAGTCAGCTAAGGCTGTAGGTCAGTTTGCTTTAGAAAGTCTTCCTGGTGTAGGTACAGCTTTCACTGTTGCAGATATTGAAGATGAACTTAAGAAAGAAGAACCTAACTACGTAAAGATAGGTATGCTTGTAGGAACAGAGGCTATCGGTTTGATTCCTGGTCTTGGTACTGCAGCTAAGAACATGATACGTAAAGGTGCTGACATGGCTCGTCAAACAGATGAAGTTATGGATGTAGCAAGTAGTATCCCTAAGGTATCACGTAAGAGCACACCAACATACACTGACGCAGAACTTTTAGAAGCAGACGAAATTATTAGTGAGTGGGGTAAAGGAAATCTTACCAACCCAGAACTACGTAGTAAACTTCGTGAAAAAGGTTTCACTATAGAAACAAAAAGAATATCACCTAAAATGACAGGTGATGATCTTGAGGTTGTTGGTCCTGATGGTAATATAGTTCGTTGGAAAGATATGCCTCGTGGTAGAGTCAATAGAGAAGCGGATGCAGTAGAAGCTGCACGTCTACGTAATGATCCTGATGCACTAGAGCAATGGCGTAAAGATAAAAAACTACCTGAGACCCAGAGACAAAAGAATTTACCTGACGCACAGGCAGCAGCACAGTCTCTTATAGAAGGTAAGATTACTTCTAAAGAAGCAAGGAAGCGTATACAAGAAGCATTCCCTGAACCAAAAGAATACACAGCAGAGGAAGTTATGAATCTTCTTCCTACCCTTACAGAAGTACAAGGGGCATTAGGTAAGAAGGGTACAAGGTATCCTATCCTAGGTGTTGAGGGTGCAGATTTAGCAGAAGGTCAGGTTGTTTCATCTCGACTAGATATTCCTGCCTATGATGATTATGATAAGTGGGTTGTATCTATACATGATGGAAATCAAAAGTCTGGTTCTGTTGTAGGATACGGTCAAGCAATCAGACTTAAGAACATTAGGTTTGGTTCTGACGCAGACACAGCGTTAGATATTGCTAGGGGTACACGTACTGATCGAAAGACATTACAAGATGCTATAGACAAAAAGACAGGTGGACCTGCCAAGCAGAACAAAGCTACTATTGCTCGTATCTTTGGAGAGTACACATCTGAAGACCCTTATGATCTACAACGTCAAGCAGCAGAAATTATTGCTTCAGGATCAGATGAGTGGACACAGGTAGGTATGAATCCATATCGTGGTAGTGGGTTCTATGACAAGAAAACAGGTAAACCTGTATTTGAAGCTGATGAAATTATACAAGTAGGACCACTTGTCCTTGCAAAGAATGTGAAGAAACCAACTGTTTCACAGATGAAAGAGATGGGTGTAAGAACACAAGATGGTAAAATAAGAATGTTTAATGAGGGTGGTACAGCCATGAATATGCAGAAACAGATGTCGTTGTTTGAGTATGGTGGTATTGCAGATGATGGCATGAAGAAAGATCCTGTCTCTGGTAATGACATCCCTCCTGGATCTCTTGCAAGTGAAGTAAGAGATGATATTCCTGCAATGTTATCTGAAGGTGAGTACGTAGTTCCTGCTGATGTTCTTAGATATTATGGGGTCAACTTCTTTGAAGATCTACGTAATAAAGCCAAGACAGGCTTGAGTTCTATGGAACAAAATGGTAGAATTGGTGGTGAGCCTCTTAGTCCCCAGCAGATCCAACAGAACATGAGTGGTGCTCCACAGGCTGGTGCTCCTGCTCCTATGCCTGTACAAGCTAACCAAGGCGTTCTTACAATGCCTAAGGAGTACACTCAGCAATCACAAATGCTAGGTGCTGGAGGATTTAATCCTGCAGACTGGGCGACAGTAGGTGGTTCAACATTTAACCAGACATCACAGCAGGACAGTGTTACAACATTTAAAACTTTTGTTAATTCTGACACAAATCAAAGTAAAGTTATTGAGTACATTAATGGTAAGTTAAAGAACCCTTCAGACGAACAGTACACTGTCCCTCCTTACTATGAATTTGGTACTGCAGCCCTGAAGAAAGCACAGCAAGCAACACAGCAACCTACTGGTGGGGACGATGGTGGTGGGACACCTCCACCTACAACACCTACCTCAGATACTTCTCTTATCTCTGCATTTGATGATATGGACTTATCAAGTCCTTTAGCTGCTGCTGAAGCTATGATGGCAAACGCTACTAATCTCGGTGGTGGTGCAGGTGCTGCATTAGCAGCATCAGTGGCTGGTCCAGCAGGTATGGGATTTATGGGATTAGCTCAGTCTGGAAACGCACTTACTAATATATCAAACTTAAATGCGTTATCTATTCTAGCACAAGCTCAAGGTAAGACTGATGACGCAAAAACAATCGCTAAAATGGCAGACGATCTTTCAGGTAAATCTAATCTAATAACGCAAGCTCTTGACGATATAGTTGCTACAGGAAACCAAAAAGCAGGGCAACTTATTGATAAGTACGGTCTTAGAGCAACAAGAGATCCTAAAACTGGCAGATTTACTTTTAGTCAAGATGACATTAAATATAATAGATCATACTTATCAACTTACACTCTAGCAAGACAAAATGAAACAGAAGCTATCCTTCAAGGTGGTGGAGCCACAGGTGATGACGATGGTCCAACAGTTACTACAGGTGGTGGTACAAGAGCTAGAGATCCAAATTCTGGCCCAAGTACAGGAGAAAGCACCTTTACTGGTCCTAAAGGAGATAAATACACCTTTGATAGTGAAGACATGACTACTGAAGAAGAAGCAGAAAACGATGCTATCTTTGATGCCATTGACGCACAGTTTGAATCAGCAGGTGTGTCACAGAACAAAGGTGGTCTAATGGCAAGAAAAAAGGCTAACAAAAAATAACAATAAGGCTACCCAGGGAATAAACCCTGGCCCCAACATAAGGAAAATACTATGCCTGAAATGATGACAATGGAAAGCCCTAAGAAAGCAGGGTTTGTAGATAGAAGCTTCAACAACCAACAGCGCAAGAAGCGCATGGAAGAAGAAGCGAAAGAGATTGCAAAACTAGAGGCAGAGGCTCGTGGTGAAGAGTATGTTGAAGAAAGTGAACCCAGTGGCGAAAGTACTGAGGACACCCAGGTACAAGCCACAGGTGATACCCAACAAGAAGAACAAGCATCCCAGGAAGGGGAAGCACAGGAAGACGATGCCACAGCAGGACTAAGTGCTGAAGAGAAGTCTTTCAAGAAACGTTATGGTGATCTACGCAGACACATGCAAGAGAAAGAAAAGGAATGGAATGGACGCCTTGAAGCTCTTGAAAAAGGAAAGAAGAAACAAAGTATTGTTCCTCCTAAGTCTGATGAAGACATCGAAGAGTGGGCAAAACAGTACCCAGACGTAGCAGGTATTGTAGAAAAGATTGCTTCAGAGAAAGCAAGAGAGATGTTCAGTAAAGCAGAAGAACGTCTAAAAGAATTAGATGAAGCTCATAATGAAGCACTACGAATGAAAGCAGAGAATGTTATTCGTAAGTCTCATGATGACTTCGATGAACTAAGACAATCAGAAGGATTCCACAACTGGGCAGAGGAACAGCCTAAGTGGGTTAGGGATGCTCTATACGAAAACATGGATGATCCTGCATCTGTTATTCGTGTGATTGATCTTTATAAGGTTGATAATGGAATGACTAAAGCAGCTAAGAGAAATACTCGTAAAGCTGCAGCGTCATCTGTTACCAAAGGTACTCGTACTTCTATTGATGCTAAAGGTGTCTCAGGTCAGATCAAAGAATCTGAGGTTGCCAAGATGTCAGCTAAGGAGTTTGAGGCTCGTCAAGATGAAATCCAAGAAGCTATGGCTTCTGGTAAATTTGTCTATGACATGTCTGGCGCAGCCAGATAAACTATTGACACTTAAGAAGTGATCAATATAACTACACGTATCTAGTATAGAGCCTCCTCAGGGACTACCTCTATAGATACTTTTTCATAAAAGTCTAAACTACAAAGAACCACCTGTTCAAGTATAGGCCCAGTGGTATCAATGAGCGCAAGTTGATACCTACTGCACCCTAGAAAAGTAACAGCCTCTTTCAGGTGTTTAGCTTTCTCTTAAAGCCAAATATCATGGAGGATTTAATCATGGCTTTTGCATCCGCATCAGGTTATACCAACCTGCCAAATGGGAACTTTTCCCCAATCATCTATTCCAAAAAGGTGCAGCTTGCATTCAGGAAGAGCACAGTTGTAGGTGACATTACGAACTCTGAATATTTCGGAGAGATCGCAAATCAAGGTGACACAGTGAAAATTATGAAAGAACCTGAGATCTCAGTTTCTGCATACACTCGTGGCACAACCATCGCAGCGCAAGATCTTAGTGATGACGATTTCTCGTTAGTCGTTGATAAAGCTAACTATTTTGCCTTCAAGATGGACGATATCGAAGAGGCTCATAGCCACATCGATTTCATGAACCTTGCTACCAACAGAGCAGCTTACCGTCTTGCTGACCAGCATGACCAAGAAGTTCTAGGTTACCTAGCAGGTTACAAACAGTCTGCCCTACATGGGAATGCTGACACAGTTAACGATACTGTTAACGGTACTAAAGCAGACTCAACAGCAGGTGATGACGAACTACTTGCAGCAAACAAGCTAAACAAAGGTGACTTTGGTAACATCACAACAGCTTCTGCTGGTGACCATTCGATCCCTGTTGCAGCACGTTTGCCAGGTGCAACTGCACTACCAACAGAATACGTTTCACCAACAATGATGGTGGCTCGTATGGGTCGTCTACTTGATCAACAACAAGTTGACAAAGATGGTCGTTGGATCGTAATTGACCCTGTCATGATGGAAATCTTGATGGACGAAGATTCACGTTTCCTACAATCTGATTGGGGTGCTTCAGGCGGTCTACGTAACGGCCTAGTAATCAACAACTGGAATGGTTTCAGAGTTTACTCTTCTTCAAACCTACCATCAGTTGGTACTGGTGCTGCTACAACAGGTACAGACAACCAGAACACTGACTACGGTGTAATCGTAGCTGGTCATGATTCAGCCGTTGCTACTGCAGAGCAGATCAACAAGACTGAAACATATCGTGATCCAGATTCATTTGCCGATATTGTTCGTGGTATGCACCTTTACGGTAGAAAAATTCTAAGACCAGAAGCACTGGTCACAGCTAAGTACAACTTGGCTTAGTACTTAAAACTTTAGGGGCTGGGCGACTGGCCCCTTTAGGCTATCTGAAGGATTTTTGTAATGGTTAATTACGTTACACTAGTAAATGAACTACTAACTAGACTTAACGAGGTTACCCTTGCTGTAGGGGGTAGTGGCTTTACTGATGTACGTAACGTACAGGCACTAGCTAAACAAGCTGTAAATAACTCCATTAGAAATATCTTACAGACAGGTCAGGAATGGCCTTTCCTAAAAACTACGTACACTCAGACATTGACTGCAGGTACAAGAGAGTATGACTTTCCATCTGACTTCTCTAGGGCAGACTGGCAGACTTTCTACATCAAACAACTTTCAGGTGGGACTAATATTCCTACAGCTATGAAAGTTATTTCTTATGACGAGTATGTTCAAAAGTATCGTCAAGGAGATGACACAGGAGATCAGACAGGTATATCTGCTCCTACTCTTGTTTATCAAACAAACGAAGAGAAGTTTGGTGTAACACCTATTCCTGATGCAGCATACGAAATTGAGTATGTGTACTGGTCATTTCCTGCAGACCTAAGTGCTTACGATGATGTAACAGTTATTCCTGATAGATTTAAACATGTAATCATTGATGGTGCTATGATGTACATGATGAGATTTAGATCTAATGAGCAGAGTGCTGCAGTACACCAAGGCGTGTTCCAAGATGGTATTAAGTCTATGAGAAGAGTTCTTGTAGACGAACCTCTAAGAATAAGATCCACAGTAGTTGAAAGAGCTAATGTAGGTTTGAGTAGAGTAAGCTAATGGCAGACAACTTAGGCTCCTTTAAAGTATTTGCTCAGGGTGGATTGAACCTGAACAGGGACGTGTTGTCACAAGGTGAAACACAACCTGGTTCTGCTATCTCTTTGCTTAACTACGAACCTGCTACTACTGGTGGGTATAGACGTGTAAGTGGTTACACCAACGACTACGGCACAGTACCTGGGGATAGCTCTGGCAGTGTTCTTGGTGTAGCAGTAGCTGCTGGTATTAACGATGGTATTCTTGCTGCACGTAAACCTTCTACAGGTAATAACTACTTACACTATTGGGATGCTACAGCAGAGTCTTGGACAGCAGTGACTACTTCTGGTTCACCTACAATGACAGGTGTATCTAAAGTAAGGTTTACTAGGTTCAACTGGGGTACAGCAAAAGTTATTTTAACAGATGGTGTAAACCCTGCAGCTACCTACGATGGTACAACTTACACACAGATTACAGCTACAGAAGCTCCTGATGATCCTAAGTTTGCTGCAGTATTTAAGAACCACATGTGGCTTGCAGGTGATCCTGCTGAACCTCATAACGTTTACTTCAGTGCACCTACAGACGAAACAAAGTGGTCACCTGCAGATGGTGCTGGTGTAATTAACGTAGGTTTTCCTGTTGTAGCAATCAAACCATTTCGTGATTCTTTGTTTGTGTTTGGTACGAACAACATTAAAAGGATTGTAGGCAACAATATCTCAGACTGGGCTGTACAGCACGTAACAGATGACCTTGGATGCCTAGCATCAGACAGTGTTATTGAGATTGGTGGTGACCTAATCTTCTTATCACAAGATGGTATCAGACCTATTTCAGGTACAGATAAGATTGGTGACGTTAACTTGGAAACACTAACCAAGAACATCCAATCTTTTGTTTCTGACGTTATCTTTAACAATGACCTGGATGCTGTATCTTCTGTAATCATCAGAGGTAAATCTCAGTTTAGATTGTTCTACAATACAGACAGTGGTGCTGCTCTACTTGGTGGCCTACGTTTAGGACAACAGGGTGGAATTGGATTTGAGTTTGGTCAGATGATTGGCATTGAAGCTACATGTGCTGACAGTGGATACATCGACAAAGAAGAATACGTCATTCATGGGGATACCTCAGGAAAAGTTTATAGACAGGAATCAGGTAACAGCTTCGGTGGTAATAACATCGTAAGCCTTTACCAAACACCATTCTTGCACATGCAAGATCCAGAGCAACGTAAGATTATTCATACTGTTGCTACTTACCTTAGATCAGAAGGTGATAACGAGATCATAATGTCAGTTATCTTTGACTATGATGATACCACCATTCTTAACCCAACCAACTTTATTCTTACAAACGAAGGTGCAGCAGCCTACTATAACGAGGCTATCTACGATGAACCTTCTAATACAACAATATGGAGTGGTAACCCCTCTCCTGTCCAAAGAGTAAATGTTTCAGGTTCGGGTAAATCAGTTTCTTTTAGATATGTTACAAATGACACGAATGCTGCACACAGTGTCCAAGGCATTGTTGTGACGTTTGGAGTGGGGGATAGATTATAAATGGCAGGTTATACAAGACAAAGTGCTGCTGATATTGTTTCTGGTCAGGTTATTAAAGCTGAACCAGTACACAATGAATTTGAACAGCTTGTAGCAGCATTTAGTGCAAGCACAGGTCACAGACATGATGGCACTTCTACTGGAGAAGGTGGCCTCATTCCTCTAATTTCAGACACTAATCAGTACAGCAAAGTTGTTGTTGATACAGCTAACAACAGAATTAATTTCTTTACTAACGTTGGTAGTGCAGCAGTAGAGCAGGTAAGGATACAAGATGGAGCTATTGTTCCTGTCACTGATGAAGATATTGATCTGGGTTCTCCGACTGCTGAGTTTAAAGATCTTTACATTGATGGTGTGGGTTATATCGACACTCTGGCGATTCACGAGAATGCTACTATTACAGGTAACCTTACCGTTAATGGGAATACTACTCTTGGTAGTGACGATAGTGATACTGTTACAGTAAATGCTGATGTTGCCTCAGACCTTATCCCTTCTGCAGATGCAACGTATGATCTAGGTGCTACAGGTAGTGAGTGGAATGATGCTTACATTACTGGAACAGCAAATATTGACAGCCTTGTAGCTGACACAGCAGACATTAATGGTGGTACTATTGATGGTACTATAATTGGTAATACGACTGCTGCTTCTGGTGAATTTACAACTTTAGGATCTAGTGGTAACCTTACTGTTGGTGGAACTGCAGGAATTACAGGAAATACTACACTGGCAGGTACACTGAGTGTTACAGGTGCTGCAGGTTTTGCTGATACAGTAACTGTGCCAGGTCTTTCTGCCACAGGAACAGCAACTCTAGCTACGGTAGATATTAATGCAGGTAATATTGATGGGACTGTTATCGGTGCTTCTAGTGCTGCTGCAGGTAGCTTTACTACAGTTAGTACGACAGGACAGGGTACTTTTGCTTCAGTCGATATCAATGGGGGCACTATTGACGGTGCTATTATTGGTGGGACTACAGCAGGTGCTATAACAGGTACAACAGTTACAGCTAACACTTGCTTCGTAGGTGATGTTACTGGTGCTGTTTCAGGTAATGTAACAGGCAACCTAAATGGTAATGCAGTAGGTTGTCACACAGGAAACTTTGATGGTGTAGTTGGTGCTACAACACCTGCTGCTGTAACTGGCACAACCATCACAGCCAATACTTGCTTTGTTGGAGATATAACAGGTGATGTAACAGGTACAGTCACAGGAAACGTGACTGGTGACTTGACTGGTGATGTAACTTCAGTAGGTACTTCTACTTTCTGTGATATTAACATGACAGGTACAGCAGGGCTTGATATGGGTTCTGCTAAAATTACCTCTCTTGGGACACCAACCCTTGATGGAGATGCAAGTACAAAGTGTTATGTAGACCAACAAATCAGTAACCTAGTTGGTGGTGCTCCTGGTGCTCTTGATACTCTGAGTGAACTAGCTGATGCTATCAACAATGATGCAGACTTCTATACATCCCTTACAACTTGCTTAGGTACAAAACTAGCATGTGCAGGTGGAACTATGTCAGGGGATCTTTCCCTTGGTGCTAACAAAGCTACATCTACAGCTACACCTGCTACAGATGATACATTGACTCGTAAGGGTTACGTTGATACACAAGATGCTCTAAAACTAAACCTGACTGGTGGAACCATGTCGGGTGCTATTGCTATGGGTACATCAAAGATCACAGGACTAGGTGATCCTACTCTAGCACAAGATGCAGCCACAAAGACATACACAGATACTCAACGTGATACAAGACTAGCTTGTTCTGGTGGTACTGTAACTGGCACTATTGATATGGGTGCCAATAAAATCACTACGACTTATACACCTACTGATGCTGCTGATTTGACTACGAAGACTTATGTTGACGGTATTCTACAGTCAGCTACAGATGCAGCCACTTCAGCTACTTGTGCTGCTAATAGTGCAACTGCTGCAGCTACATCTGAAACAAATGCAAGTAACTCAGCTACTGCTGCTGCTACTTCAGCAACAAATGCAGCTACTTCTTACGATGACTTTGATGACAGATACCTTGGTGATAAAGCTTCAGACCCATCAGTAGACAACGATGGAGATGGATTACTTACTGGTGCATTATACTGGAATACTACAGACAATGCTCTAAAAGTATACACAGGATCTGCTTGGAACTCTGCAGCATTTACCCTTGGTGATGCTCTTACTGCTATTTCTGATGATACTAGCCCCACCCTTGGTGGAAATTTAGATGCTAACAGTAACTGTATTACAGGTGTAGCAAACATTTGTGCTACCAACCTTTGTGGTACACTGACAGGTAACGTTACTGGTAATGTCACTGGTTGTGTTTCAACACTGGGTAATCATGATACAGATGACCTAGCAGAGGGGACAAACCAGTACTTTACAACAGCTAGAGTAGACAGCCACCTATCAGGTGGTACAGGTGTTACTTACACATCTGGTGCAATAGCTATTGGACAGGCTGTTGGTACAGCAGACAACGTATGCTTTGGTTCTGTCTGTGTTTCAGCAAATCCAACTTTAGCTTGCCAACTTGCAACCAAAGAGTACGTTGATACAATTGCTGCTGCAGGGTTACACTACCATGATCCTGTTCGTGTTCAAACAACAGCCAGCTTATCTGCTACGTATGACAATGGGTCATCAGGTGTAGGGGCAACACTTACTAACAACGGCACCCAAGCTGCAATAAGTATTGATGGTGTGGCACTTTCAAGTGCAGATCGTGTTCTTGTTACAGAACAAACTAATGCTTATGAAAATGGTGTTTACACAGTTACTACTGTAGGATCTGGTTCTACTAACTGGGTTCTTACTCGTTCTACAGATACCGATAGTTCAGCACCATCTGATCCTGATGCACTAGGACAAGGTGATGCTTTCTTTATCAAAGAAGGTGACACAAATGCAGGTCACTTAGATGTTTTAAGTACTCAAGGTACAATTACTTTCGGTACTACAAACATTGTATTTGCTGAAGTTGCTGAGACCTCTATCTACTCAGCAGGTAATGGTATTGCACTTACTGGAACATCATTTAGTGCTGATGCAGGTACAGGTGTTACTGTTGATGGTAATGGAATTAACATTGGACAAGCAGTAGGCACATCTGATACAGTAACCTTTGCCAGAGTATGTGCTCCTGTCACAGGTGCTGTTACTGGTAATGCTGACACAGCAAGTGCTTGGGCTACAGCTAGAACACTGTGTGTCTGTGGAGCAGTAACAGGTTCTACCTCAGTAGATGGTTCAGGTAACTTCACAGTCAATACAACTGCTACTTCTGATCCTACACTTTGTATCTGTGGAGATGCTACAGGTTCTGCTACATTCACAAACCTTGGTAATGCTAACCTTAGCCTCACTATTGCAGACGATAGCCACAACCACACAGTAGCTAACGTTGATGGACTAGCAACATGTTTGTCAGGTAAAGCTGCAACAAATGGTTCTACCTCTAACAACTTTAGTGGTGCATGTATTTGTGCAGCAAATTGTGTTAGAGGTCAATTCGTATACTCAGCAGGTAGTGTGTGTGCAGCTACTTGTGTAGGAGCTAACTGCTGTGTAAAAGCACCAGTAGTTTGTGCTTCATCTGCCCTTAGAGGTACTTGTCTGGCAGCAGGAACCTGTGTCAATGCCCCAGAAGTCTGTGCTACTACTTGGCTTAAAGTAGGTGGCAGATGTATCTGTCAATCAGCAGGTGACTACGGTTCTATCTCTGTTGTAGGGGGTGATGGTAACTGGCCTGGATATAGTATTGCAAACCACACTGTCTTTATGGCAAACGGCACTGATGCAGGAATTTATAATGATACTACAAATGAATGGTATTTAAAAGCCACATGTAATGCAGGTACATGCCTACATTATAATGGTAGTGGTATGCTTTGCACTACATCTTATGGTGCAAGAACAGAGAACTGCCACTGTGTAGAGTGCTGTCTAAAGACAAATGTTGTTTGTGGTGTTACAACCAGAGGTACAACAGCTTGCTTCACTGACTTCAACTCTACTTCTGACTGCAGATGCAAAGACAACATTGCTACAGTAGAAGATGCTTACACAAAACTAGGTCAGATCAGAGGTGTGAACTATAACTGGAAAGATTCTGGTAAGTACACAATGGGTGTTGTTGCTCAAGAAGTAGAAGAAGCATTCCCAGAACTTGTTACAACAGATGACGATGGTTACAAATCAGTCAACTATAATGGCTTGGTAGGTGCACTCATTGAAACTGTGAAGTGTCTACAAGGTAAAGTAGAGGAACTAGAGAATGGCTCTAAAGGTTAGTGGCACAACTGTTATTGACGACAGTAAAAACATTCCTTCAGGAACACCATCAGTGCAAGGGACGATAGTGACAGCTACCGTCCTTACTGCACCTTCTGGCACTACAGCTAATAGACCTGGCTCTCCAGCAACAGGGCAACTTTACTTTGATACTGATGAAGGAACATTGGTTGCTTACAATGGAACCGAATGGGTTTGATTCACGATAGTCTTAGGACGGAGAATATAAATGGCATATAAGATTAATGGCACTACGGTGGTCGATAACAGCAGGAACGTCTGTGCCTGTTGTGTTACCTCGTGTTGTATTACAGCAAGCACAAAGCTTGATGCACCCTCAGGAAATACAGCCAGTAGGCCAAGTTCTCCTGCTACTGGTTCTTTGTATTTTGATACTGATGAAGGATCTCTTTTATCTTATGATGGTTCTGACTGGGCTGCTGTAGGAGGTGGAGAAGAAGTTATTGAAACACCATATATTGTCGGTAAATTTTCACATGAACATAGCCCAGAAACAAGTGCAGGTGGAGTTTGGTGGACTAATAGACGAACATCAACAGGTATAGTTTTTGGTGGTTCTGGAACTTATGAGACTTGGGAATACTCTAGATTCGTTTGCTGTGGTTGCCAAGTTAATCCTTCAGCAAATGGCCATTGTGTTTATTTAGCTTGGGATAGAACTAATCTTCCTGCTAAGACTAGTGAGGGTAGTGTTACTTCTGATTATCATATGGAAATAGCAGGAGACATGTATTGTACTTGTACTAGACCTGAAGGTCAATCAGGCAATTTTGCAAAGATTGTTCCTTCTGCATTTCCATACGGAGGTCTCTGTGTAGGATCTTGTAGTCAAGGTAGGGTTCTATATAATGTTAGAACTGGTAGTTTACGACTATTCCCAGGTTTTGTTGATAATGATGATGTAAGGGGTTGTTATAGAGTTTTCACTAGAAACTATGAGATTTCTACAAACTGTGCTGATGTGTGCTGGGCAAAACAAGCATTTTTAACAAATGGTAGATTTGCATACTGTGGAAATTCTGGCGCAGGTACTGTTGCATCAGGTGTTCATTGTTGTGGTATTTCAGTAAGTGGTTCTGCATACCACAATTCTGGTGCTAATAAAATATGTAAATTATTTCAAAATAATATAGTTGTTACTGTAGGTTTTTGCCCAGAATCTGTATTTGATTGTACCTGTTGTTTTGCAGCCAGTGCTGGTTGCATAAAGTCTTATGCTTATACTCGGTATGATGGTTCTTTAGGTGGATACATGGATTATTTTTATCCACATATCGACTATGCTAACAGAATGCTTGTTATGGCTACGTTTTATACTGGAGGTTGCTTCCAAGGATTTGCAAAGTATTGTTTGTGTGATGGAGGAAATGCAGCTTGTGTTCAATGTACATACCTCGTTCAATGCCCTGTCCAAAGTACTATAGGGTACAACTCAAACACTTATCAAGATAGTTACGGTGGTTGTTTTCCTTATATTAGGCAAGGTGTTTTTTGGTGTGATAGGTTTATTTTTATACCTAGTTGTTATGGGAACAGTGCATCCAATAGAATAGCTATTTTTAATTTTAATTACAGTGATAATTGTTGTGCTGGAAAATCTTGTGTTTATAGATTTTGGTGTAACCAAGCTCAAACTTATAGTATTCTTGGAGTTCTTATAGATCATAACTGCCATTTAAGAGTGTACACAAGCTTCCTATCAAACTGTTGCTGTGGTCTTCTTGAACATGTATGGACTGCTCCTTGTAATTTTGAATGGCACTGTTATCCTGCTCAATACGTAAACGAACTAAAACAAATATGTGGATCTGGATGTTATGCAAATTCACCAACTTGTGTTGCATGTCCTGACGGTGGTACTCTATCTGGTTCAATAGGAACACCTGAACATATTTATCAAGATCCTTACACTTGTAAAATTGTAATGAATCCTTACACTATTAGAAGAGGTGCCTCAAGGACAAGTCTATCTTTTGCTTTTGATCCACCTGCTAATGATGCAGCAAACTGCACAGTTATATTTAAAGCATTTGACAGTAGTAAAAATGGTTACTGTATTATTAGAGAATGTAAAGCAAGTTGTATTTACCCATGTGTTACTTGTCTTTCTAAATTCTACTGGATGGGTTTTTGTGGAAATTGTTATACTTTGAATTGTTCTCCTGCATGTCAATGTCTTAGTCCTGGAGGAACTGCTTGCTTTGGTGTTTGCCCAGGGTATCAATCTTGTCTAATAGGTCAAATCTTTTCAGATAATAGTGCTTGTGGTAATAAACAGTTTAAAAGTGGTCCAACAGGTAACTTAAAATGTAACTATGCAGGATCTTAAAGTTTACATACTAAAGTGAATGTGTTAAAATAATCACCAGTCCTTTTTGGACTGTAAAGATAATAATAAAAAGAAGAAGACTATGAAAACTGTTTTTATGATTGATGGTGGAGCAGGTAGGGCTATAGCAGCTATTCCTGCCCTCATCAAGTACTCAAAGAAAAACAAAGACTTTCGTATTATGGTGCATGGTTGGGACTCTCTATACTGGGGTATTCCAGAACTACATGATAAAGTCTTTAACCCAGATCAGAAAGGTGCCTTTGAACAATTCTTTATGGATGCAGATAGAGTTATATCTCCAGAGCCATATAGAGTACCAGGGTACTACAAACAAGAAAAGTCTCTTGCTGAATCATTTGATTACTTAATTAATGAGACTGATGATCATTCTGATTTAGGTGATCCTACCCTTGTAACAAACAGGAATGAAGAACTTCAAGCAGCTAACTTTATGCAGCAAGTTAGGCAACAGCAGCAGAAGCAGAAGACTATTGTTATTCAACCTTTCGGTAGATCCATTGAAAAACCACAGGAAGGTGTTTTATTAGACCAATCTTCTCGTTCTATTAATCCAGATACATACCTTAAACTAGCAAAGAAACTAGCAACAAAGTACAACCTAGTTTTGTTTGCTGAGAAAAACTTCTGGATGCCTGAAGACACATACACCATGAAGCCTGAAGCAGACCTTCGTATGTGGGCCTGTTTTATTGAGGCAGCAGACTACTTTATTGGATGTGACTCTGTAGGCCAACATATGGCAAAGGCTTTAAGTAAACCTGGATCAGTTATCATGGGGTCTACTTTTGCTATAAACACTACGTACCCTAATCACTTTAATATTATAGAAAGGAACGTTCCTAAAGTATATTCACCTATTCGTATATCAGGTCTTGAATCTCATTTAGCAGATCGTTTTAATGAAGGAACTGTTGAGTTTACAGACGAAGAAATAAACAAAGTATATGCTGACATTGTAAAAGATATCGAAAAGAAGGTGAAGTGAGATGAATATTTTAGGAATTAACCCAGGTCACAATGGTTCTGCTGCTTTACTGGTAGATGGTGAATTAAAGTTTTATATAGAAGAAGAAAGATTTTCTCGTACTAAATATGACGGGAACCCTTTTAGAGGTATCCTTGAAGCACTTAAGTATGGGATTGATATTTTAATTCTAGGAGGTACTCACCCAGAGTTTCCTCAGTTACCTTGGACAGGCGAAGACCCATACACTGCCCTTGTTCGTAAACATAACCCTGATGTTAAAGTTGTAAATCTTGCAAATGCACATCATGCAGGTCATGCAGCAGGAGCTTTCTACAACTCAGGTTTTGATGATGCTGTAGCTGTCGTTGTAGATGGGGCAGGAACAAGACAAGGAATAAAGGTCACAGATGATTTTACTAATTATGGATTTGAGACAGAATCTATTTTTGACTGTGACTACGAAGAAGGTGTAAAAGCTATTTACCAATCTTTTGGAGGAAACCCAGATACTCAAAGGATTACCAACGAAAGTATATTCATGGACTCAGCAGTAACTATTGTAAAAGCTTACGAAGCTGTATCTGAATATCTTGGTTTTGGTTATATTGAAGCAGGTAAAACAATGGGCCTTGCTCCTTATGGTAAGGCAACAGATAAAATCCCACCTTTATTTGTTAACACTAGAGGGGATAAAAATATGTTTTTCCCTAACTACCCTGCAGGTGCTCACATTGACCATGAACGTTGGGACTACTTAGTGCTCAGAGATGACCCAAAAGCTTGGCATAAAGATCCAAGTAGAGTCACTGATGCAGCAAAAGATCTAGCTTGGGCAGTTCAAGATCAAACACAAACTCTTGTTGGAGACTTGATCGAAAAAGCTGTAATGATGTCTGGTAAAAAGAACGTTGTTATTGCTGGTGGTTATGGTCTAAACTGCATGGCAAACTACTACTACAAGAAACGTTTTCCTGACCTTAATATCTTTGTTGACCCTATCTCACATGATGGTGGCACAGCCCTTGGTCTTGCAAGACTAGTCCATCACATAGAAACAAAAGATAAAACAAAACGTCCACTAGACACTCTGTACCTTGGTCCTGAACGTGAAGAGTCTTACGACTTTGGTGACATTGAAACAAAGAAAGTAAAACCTTCTGATGTAGCAAAGCTTATCTCTGAGAAGAATATCGTAGCTTTGTATCAAGGACGTTCTGAGGCTGGACCTCGTGCACTAGGGAATCGTTCTATCCTGTACGATCCCACAGATCCTAATGGTAAGGACACAGTAAACAAGGTCAAAGGACGTGAGTGGTTTAGACCATTTGCTGGCTCTATGATGCAGGAACATTTTGAGGAGTGGTTCGACACCTACGGTATGGAAGAGTCACCATTCATGATGTATGCAATGGACTTCAAGTTAGAGAAGCATGGTGAGTGTCCTGCTATCACACACGTAGACGGTACATGTCGTATTCAAACTGTGACTAAAGAACAGAATGAAACATATCATACTCTGATTGATGAGTTCCGTAAGATTACTGGTGTACCTATTCTATTCAACACTAGCTTCAACTTAGCAGGTGAGCCACTGGTAGAGACACTAGATGATGCTATGAGAACCATTAAGAACTCAGACATCAACTATTTGTATTTACCAGAGATGGGTAAGTTGGTACACTACCCCTACAATAATTCAGTTGTAGAAGATCTAGGAGAAGAGGCTGCTTAAGGTAGCCTGTTCACAAATTGAAGGAGGTTATCGAAAACCTTAGTCTTCTTTCTTAACTTCTCTTTTGAGAACTTCTTTAGCTCTCCTTCAGTGTCCACCCCATGACCAGTTCTTACTAAGATTGGGGTGGCACCAATTCTCTCAGCAGCTTTAAGGTCAGACATCTTATCACCTACATAGAAACCTTTATCTTTAAACCTAGTCTTACCGCCAAATATTTCTTTCTCTACTCTGTGAAACATACCTAAGTTAGGCTTGGCATAAATGTCCTCTTTCAATGAAGACTCAGAATAGAAAAGACCATCAATAGTGTAGATACCTGCCTGTCCAAAGATTTCAAACATACGTTGGTGTACAGCTTCTACTTGCTCATGTGTTTGTAATCCTTTAATAATACCACCCTGGTTAGTTAATATTACCACTTTGTAACCTTTCATACGAAGCTTGTGGATAGCTGCTAGGGAGTCAGGGTATACTTCAAAGTCTTCAGGATCTGTGATGTAGTGGCCTTTATCTACGTTGATGACACCATCACGATCTAGTCCTACAATAGATTTAGGAAAGACTGTAGGCCAATCTGGGGGTAACTCTTGTTGAGGTTGTTGACTTGGTTCTTGTGTAATAATATGTTTGAATCTGGACATATTAGGATCTTTACCTCATGAAGAAAGTTTTTGTTAATGGTGCATTTGATGTACTGCACTCTGGACACCTAGATCTCCTTGATTTTGCAGGGATGTTAGGTGGTCATTTGCTAGTAGCTATTGACACAGACAGGCGTATTGAGTATAACAAGGGTACTGGAAGACCTTTTAATCCTTTGTCAATACGTAAACATATAATGTCTATGTTGAAGCCTGTCAATAGTGTCAGAGTATTTGATACAGACGAGGACTTGGTAGGTATTATAAAAGCTTATCAGCCTGATGTAATGGTAAAAGGATCTGATTGGAAGGGAAAGACAATACTTGGGGAGGAGTACTGCAAAGAAATAGTATTCTACGAGAGAACCAATGGGCAGTCTACCACAAAAGCAATCGAAGATTTTATTACTAGGCGACAGTTGTTATGATGAATACCACACAGGCACTGTAACTAGAATAAGCCCAGAGGCACCTGTGCCTGTCTTTGATCTTACCTCAACCGTAATCAAAAGGGGTATGGCATACAACGTCTACAACAACTTAGTTAATCTGGGTGCTAGAGTAGACATCATAACAGAGTACAGAGAACGTAAACACAGATACGTTGAAGATAAGACTGGTCAGCAACTGATCAGAGTAGATGAAAAGATTAAGACTGAGCACATAGATACAGCAGACGAAGATGTAAGTATGTATGATGCTGTTGTTATCTCAGACTACAACAAAGGTTTTATAGAAGATAACGACATAAAAGATTTCAGAGCTAAGTATAACGGCCCTATCTTTGTAGATACTAAGAAGACTAACCTAGCTCAGTTTGATGGCTGCTTCGTAAAGATAAACCAGTACGAACTGGAAGCAGCAGAAACACTAACAGACGAACTTATCGTCACATACGGCTCAAAGAAAGTCGAGTATAAGAACAGAACTTACCTACCCCCTAGTGTAGAAACTCATGATGTGTGTGGTGCAGGAGATACATTCCTTGCGGGTCTTGTATTCAACTATCTAGATACTTATGATATAGACAAGGCTATAAAGTTTGCAATGGATGCAGCAGCCATAACTGTCCAACACAGAGGAGTCTATGCTCCTACACTAACAGAGGTAACACAACATGCGACTTGAAGGCTTCGTTAAGAAGGGCTGGGGTTCTGAACTTATATGGGTAACAAATGACGAGTATTGTAGTAAGTTTCTATCTTTTAATACTGGTGCTAAATTCTCTATGCACTTCCACAAAGATAAGAAAGAAAGTTGGTACGTTCTATCTGGCAAGTTTGAGGTTCTTTGGATCGACACAGAAGACGCCACCACACACGTTGAGTCCTTGGGTGAGGGCGATGCCTGGACGAACCCGACTCTTGTACCTCATCAAATCATTTGCTTAGAAGAGGGAACAATACTAGAGGTCTCTACCCCTGATTCTGTAGAAGATAATTACAGAGTAGCAAAAGGTGACAGCCAGTCATGAAAATACTCGTCACTGGGAGTAATGGCTTCATTGGTCAAAACATGGTCAATGCCCTGACACCACACCACGAAGTGGTAAAGAATGAGTGGGGCATGTCCTTTCCTAAGGTAGAAGGATTGGACTGGGTAGTACACTTAGGGGCTATTAGCTCCACAACTGAGACAAACATCTCTAAGATATATAGACAGAATGTAGAGTTCAGCATTAAGTTGTATGAAGAATGTATCAAGCATAACATTAAGTTTCAGTTTGCTTCCAGTGCTTCAGTCTATGGACTAAAGTCAGACTTCAAGGAGACATCTCCTGTTGATCCTCAGAACCATTATGCTCGTAGTAAGGCATTGTTTGAAAAGTATGTAGAGTTTAGAAATGCTGATATCACTACTCAGATATTTAGATACTTCAACGTACATGGCCCCCACGAGGAGCACAAAGGAAACCAAGCAAGTCCCTTCACCAAGTTTATGGGACAAGCTAAAAAGACTGGTAAGATAAAACTGTTTAAAGGTTCTCCTAAATACTTCAGAGACTTTATTCACGTAGGTAAAGTTGTGATGGATCAGCAAAGATTCTTTGATGTAGACGAGTCAGGTATATGGAATTTTGGTACAGGCAATCCTCGTAGCTTCTACGATGTAGCCCTAGAAGTCTCAGACAAGACTGGTGCAACTATAGAGTTTATTGCTTTCCCAGAGAATTTAAAAGGTAATTACCAAGAGTTTACTAAAGCAGACACAACAAAGCTTAGACAGACTTTAGCATTATAAGGTATTAGATAATGTCAATATTTAAAACAGTAGAATCTCCCCCAGCAGGAACAGGCGTTAAACCAGGAGAAAACCCTGAGATTGATGCAGCAGTTGCCTCTGGTGATTTTGGCATGGGTGGAGCAACAGTTAATGCCGATGGAAACTACGAAGTTAATGGTGTTGAGCTTACTTACACAGGTAAAGATACACAGGTTGTAGATCTTTCCAATGCTACCTCTGAGGAGATGGCTGCTATTGCTGCTGCTGCTGACTTGAAATATCTTGCTCAGAACACTGGTGTTAATACTGCTGACATGAATGCAGCATATGCCTCCTTGGGTATTGATCCTAATGATACGTCTGCTCATACTGTACTAGATGATGTGCTTAAAGAAGCAGGGTATAACCCTGGAGAACAATCTACATTCTATGGCAATAACTCAGCTAACGATGTTGGTGCTCAGATCCTTTATGATCGTTGGCAAGATCAACCTACTGAACAAGATTTAATTGATGCTGGTATTGATCCTGAGACTGTTGAAGTCACTAACGACTTTACAGCAAACAGAGTTTATCTAACTTCTCAGTTGGCAAACAGAGGTGTTTCTAGTAACTCGACTGCAGGTATGGCTAATGCAACAGCTAAAGAATTAACAGATCATAACAATTATATGGACAACCTTTTATCACAGGGAAATGATTATTGGAGTCCTAGAATATCTGCTGCAGGTTCCTACGATGAAGCCACCTTAAACATGCTTGAGTGGGATCTTATCAAGAAAAAGAAAACAAAGAAAACAGATACAGGTACTACAACAGGATCTGGGGCTACAGGGACTATAAACACTGGTGGTGTAGGTACTGGTGCTGGTAACATCACAGGTGGAGTTACAGGAGATGGGACTTACACTGGGCCTAACTTTGTAAGTACTCCTAACATTGGAAACATTACTCCTGTCTATGGTGACGGTCAGACTGGCCTTACTGAAGTAGATATCCCTACTTATGAGGCAGGACTAGGACTACAGCAAACACAGTTTGAAAACAGAGCTGCAGAGCAAGCTAAACTATATCAACCTCAGACACTGGAAGAGCAACAAGCTGCTGGTACTGCTCCTGCATTTGAGAATGTGTTGTACCGTAACAGGTTTGGTATGTCTATGTACATCCAACATATCAATGGTGTACCTTCTCAACCTATCCCTCCTGGTTATTTTAAGGTTCAAGGCTTTGGAACTGAAGCACAAACACAAGGTGGTTCTGCATCACAGACTGTACAAGGTAACAACCAAGGTGGTGTTATCCAAGGATTTAACACAGGGGCTACAGTAAACCCTGCCCTAAATTATCAACCTGGTGGTGAGGTTGTACAAGCTTCTGACGGTACTTACAAGATTAAGTATCCTGATGGAACTTACTCCCAAGCATATGACACTGCTATGAATGCTAAAGCTGCTAATGATACAGGTCTTTCTGGGTTAGGTCTACCTAGTTATAATGACTATCTACAGCAGCAAGGCATAGATATGAACCTCCCAGGGTATGATGAGACTGCATACCAAGGTGCATATCAGTCTTATATTACTGATCCTGCAACACTACAAAATATCAAAGCTCAACAGGAAGCTGCAGAGAAAGCTGACCAACCTCCACAAACTGGTGGTATTAATACTGACATGCCAACAGGTCAGATGGATGTAACTGCTGAAGATCTAACACAAGCACAGAGAGACCTAGTTGCACAATCAACTGTAGCTCCTGGTGGTGCTGTAGCTGCTGCTCCTGTGTCTTACCTTGATCCTAATACTTATGGAACTGTAATGGATTCCAGTACAGGTCAGGCTCTTGGCACAGCACCTATGGTGCAAGAAGATCAGGTAGCACAGATTGGATCTGTTACAACTGCTGATGTCCCTACTGGTCAGGGTGCTGCAACCTACGATGCTAACCAAGCATACACTGATGTACAGCAAGCTACAACAGGAATGACTGCAGCTACATCTACTGGACCTACACAAACTATAGATGCTCAAACTGCAACAGGTACTTCTGTCTCTGGACTTGATGCTGCCACAGGTACTGCTCAGACTGTAGCCGAAGCACAAGGTGATGCTGGCTTACCTACTCGTACACTACAGACAGGACCACAGGGTGAACTTATTCAAGGTACTGGTGTAGACCAAGCAAGAGTAGGTCAAGCATTCGGTACAGGTGAAGTACAGGCTGCATCAGTACAAGGTGAACTAGCTAACTTGATGGCTCAGTTTGAGGGTGGTGATACACCTGCCTGGGCTGCAGGTTCTATGAGGGCTGCTTCACAGATGCTTGCTGCTAGAGGTCTAGGTGCTTCAAGCATGGCAGGACAAGCTGTCATT